TGAGAGATGCTTTCAGCATAACCCATGCTGTCCTGATGCCAGGCAAAGCAAGAGCGGGTTGATGGCTTAGGAACGCCACCTTCATCACGATCACCCATTGTGATAATGTTGAAGCCCATGAACGAAGAGATCTCACCTCGGACAAGTGCTTTTACGGAAGCAAAGTCGCTTGAAGTAACCTCTGTTTCACCGAGCAACGCATCAAGCTGAGAAGAGTGCATCAACAAGTGACGGCCTTCAGCCGGTACGTTTTTATCGTTCAGCGCTTTTGCCGCTGCACGAAGCTTTTCGATGTTCATGTTTGTGGTAGATCCGCCAACACCTGTTGCAACTGTTGAAGGCGAAGATGCCGCATTAAGTGCGTCGATGCAAAGCTGATCCATACGNCGAGCAATCGCCTTTGAAACAACTTGCACCAATTCACGNCGCTCATCAAAGTTGACNTGTGATTGATGGAAGATATCAGAATATTCTGCTGCGATATAATCTGACATTGTTGCAGTAACCTGGCTATAGGTTACGTTNAATGGGGTTACGTCAGTTTGTGGAACACGAACTGTTGCAACGCCTTTTCCGATTTTTGGGAACTTTACTGTGTTACCCTGAACACCTGTGCGTGTNCGCATTGTGCCGCGAAGCAATGCCTCGCCTTGATATGCCTGTTTTACCTCTTCNTCGAAAAGGGTTACAAAGGCATTAGTAATACTCTGCGCCATAGCAGAAGCCTCCTATTAGGTTTCAACTCAAAACGCTTACTGTTAGCCGATGTAATCGGGCAGTCGCTTGCGCGAAAGTGGTCGCGCCCACCAGTGGTTTACCACATCAAGGGGCCGCGCAGCGGTTAGCCCTTAATCTGCCTATACACACAAAATGTAGTAATTGCAACAAAATCTAGTTATGTCAACGAGCGCGATTTACCCAACTATTAGGATCTTCGCCCATTTTAGCCATAGTTTGTTCAATTTTTGACCTGAAGCCGCCTTCATTGGTTTGGTATCTTGGATCTGCTAAAGCCGATCTTAAATCCTCTTGTGAAAACTCAGGCGTATCAACAACCGGCGTTGTTGGTATTCCTTCATTCGTATAACCTTGAATAAACTTGGTCATTGCATTGATCGCATCAGCGCTATTGAGGCTGTAGGCCAAAGCTTCCCGCTCTGTGTTCGTCAATGACGCGCGGGTAATATGGCGTTCAAGATACGCAATCTTTTCTTGACCGCGCTCACCAAGCTTGTTCATTTCCTGTTGCCGGTCATATTCTATGGCTTCTTCGCCGGTTTGCGAAAACTCCAAGACTTGGCCCGCAAGCTCTTCAAAGGCTTGTTGCGAAATCCCATATTTTTTAGACCAGTCTTGAAACGCCACAACGCTAGGATCTTCCAAGTCAAGACCCTTATCCACAAGATCCGAAGTTTCATAGCCATCTTTAGGCGCTTTGTGTTTGCCAGCCTTAAATGCTTTTTCAAGCTCCGAATAACTCTTTGCCAGGTTCTCAACATCAGGGCCATCATCATCCCAAAACTTTGCCGGATAAAAGTCAGGCCGCTCCAAAGGTTCATCGTTTTCAGCCTCATTCTCTGCGCTTTCTTCAGGACGTAGCTCAAAGGGTTGCTCTTGCTCTTGCGGCTGTTCTTCTGGCTTTTCAAAACTTACTAAGGGCGCATCTTCAGATGCTTCGATTACTTCAGCTTGTTCAGACATTATTACTCCTTTCCACCCTGCGCTCAATCAGGCGCACAAGCTCAGTCATGCCTGTTCTCACAAAGCCGTGACTGGGATCCTCGCCTGGATACCAAGATGGTTGTTCAATGGTTATCTGTCTCAGGTGATGCAACACCTTCTGACCTTCCTCAGATTTAAAGACCCGTCCATAAAGTATGTCCAGATCATCCGCCTTTGGCGGCTCGACAAACGCTTGACTTATTCCTTCCCAACCGTCTGGCGAACTCATTGCATGGCCTCTGCTACTGTTTCATCAGTGGGCATAGGCTGTTGCTGTTCTATCATAGCTTGCTGCATTTGCTGCATCATCATTTGCTGTTCTTCCGGTGTATTCAATACACGTTGGTCAATACCCATCTTTTCCGCAATAAACGAAACGCTTTCTGGAACATTGATAATTGATTGCCCCATTGGCCCCATAGAATTAGCAATCTGCATAAAGCTAAGAAGCTGATTAACCTCTTCCATTTTGGGAGCCTCGGCCAAGGGCGATACCGGCGTAACCTTAACCTGAACGCCATTAACCTTGAGCGGCATATTGATTAAGCCTTGTCGATCAAGGACATACAAGATCCGAGAGACAAGAGGGTTCATTATTTCTGTCATCAACCGGCCAAAGGCGGAGCCAAGATTTGATGCAAGCTCACGTTGACGCTGCGCGATTTCTGTGGCTGATCTTGCTGACATTGTGTCCGGTGGAAGGGTATCATCCATCAAGATCTTTTTAATGTTTACCCTAAGATCCTGAATGACAATTTGGCTTGTGTTAAAGTCACCGGCTTTTGGCAATGGGGCCAAGGATGCACCTTGCGGCCCGCCATTCCGAGCAACTGGTATAACCGCGCCAGGCTGTATTTTAATGCTTTGAGGGTTAAGAACACCATCATCAGCGGCCAAATAAACACCGGAAATAGATAGGCTGGCATTCTTTAGAACAAGCTCAAGCGTTTTGTTAAGGGTTTTAATATCAGCAATCGCGTCAACCAATGGGCCACGGCCATAAATCTCACCGGCTGTTTTGCTAAAGCGGGCGACAATGAACGGGCTAGACGGCATTTCACGATAGACGATCTCTTGCGACTTTGATGGCCAAACAACATGATAATGATATCGGCCTGTTTCTTGATCGAAGATAACCGCATCAAACAAATCAAGATCTTCAGAGCCACGCCGATCTATTGCGTCTTGTAGTTCAGCGGTCATTTGTGCGTCTGGAAACTCGCGGGTNATTGATTCNGCTTTTATGCGCAGCTTTCTATAAACATTATCCACCATACCATGCGCACCNTCTTCGATGGCAACTAGGTATTGTGGGATAGCTAAGAAGCGGATCGGCGTAACTTCATCGCCTGGCATTATCATCATAACCGCTGTGCCAACGCTAAGATCCAGCAAGAACTCTCCCATTGCCAGATCAAAACTTGTTTGGCGTAGTTGGTCAAACATTATATCCACATAAGCATCAAGGATCTGTTGCGCTCTAGGCTTATCTTGCTCTGGAACCGCTGCGCCTGGCTCTAGTCTGCACCAATGCCTATTGGGTGGAAACAAGCCAGATTGCAGACGATTTGCAAAACGCTTGGTTGACGACATTGCGGTGCTATCAAAGACGCGCTGCATTTTTGCTTTGCCTGGCGTTCTGCCTTCATAATACCCGTTATACAGATTTCGTTGTGGTAACGCGAACTCGTAACAATCTTCATAGATTGTGCGCCATTCATCCTTGCGGGCTTGTGCTTTTGCTTCTCGCGCGATGACTTCTCTAGTCGATAGCTTAGGCATTTGCCTTATTCCTTTTACTTATGGCCGCTGCTTTCTTTCTAGCATCAGCCTTGGATGAAGCGCCCCAGGCGCGGAGGGAAAGCAATAGGCGAGTGGGTCGGCCTTTGCTGTCTCGCTCCGGCCCAGGGTTCCCCGCCATTCTAGCGAGGAAGGACGCTCGGCGGGGATTATCGCCTTTCTTCACTGGTGGTTTGAGGTTAGCCCCCTCAGACCGCTTGAAGAAGGCGCGTCCTTTACGATTTAGACCGCCCTTTGGGTTTTGAAACGCTTTTTTTACCACGACTTGTNGCCTTTTTCTTTGGAGCCTTCCCGCCTTCCCAAGCCTCNTTTACNTCTGGGGTCGATGGATCATCTGAAACCAATTGCCCTTTTTCATTTCTCGCGCGTTTAGGTTCGTCTTTATCTTTTCTATAAACGCGGGGATCTTCCTTTATCTTAGTCATGCCACACCCTGTTAAATGTTTAGAAGCAAACGGCGGCGGCGGGCGTACTTTTCACCCTGCTTTTTTTCAAACGCCTTGCGCTTTT